TTGCGACCATCTTGTGCTACCCTTGATTTAATTATTGAGGGGATGTCAATAAACTCGCCTCGTTTATATTTTTTTGCTGTACTAATAATCTCAGACTCTTTTTTCTTTGGATTTTTAGCACCTCTAACATATTTTTTCGGTACTCCCCTTTTTGTTTTGGGGACTGTCTTAAACTTTGGCACTTTTCTTTTTCTTCTTTTTCTTTAGCTTTTTAAAATCAGCAGCAGTAATTGCATTTCTTGGAGGCGCAACTCTTGCTAATTTTTTCTGCTTTTTTGAGTACTTAGAAAAAGGCATTATTTCTTCTTCATCGGCTTTTTCTTATTTTTAGGCTTTGTTTTTTTTGAGCCTTTTTTCTTGTTTCCATGATACATTTTCATCTCCTTCAAAATCTAATGCTTGGCATCGTCTCTCTAGTTTGCACAGTTTGTGGGTTACACAAGGTCTGCATTTTTTAAAAATTAATTTTTTTGGATTTCTTAAATAAGAAAAAACAATCATTTTTTATTAGCTAAATCATATTCCCTTCTTTGCTTTGGGGACATAGCATCATAATTCATGCCTTTAGGCTCAGACTTTTTGACCTCAGCCTCAGCTTTTACTTCTACTTTTAAATCTTTATCTAAAATTTTTGCTTTTTTAGCCATTTAAAACTCCTTTAACAGTTCCATGCCCTTCTAGACCAGTAATTAGCTGAAAATTTATCTTTAGCGCCCTTGATACCACTTGATCTTGAGCAATAATTACTTTTTCTAGCAGGGTTGTTTTTTTTTATACTCATATTGGCATCGCCAAAACGAACTAACTTAACTTCATCGCCCTTTTTAGCTAGGACAGCACTTTTTTTATTACCTTTGACCGACCTTTTAGGCTTATTAAAACCTGAAAAAGTCTCACCACGATAAGATAATCTTCCTGAGGGTGTTCTCTTTACATCACTCGCTTTCATAAACTTCCTCAATCTCAATATTTCTGCAATAATCTAGGAATCTTTCTTTAGATATCCCTGCATTTACAGCAGATTTTGCCATACCAACCATACAAATCTGCATCATCTCAATCCAGTCAATCTGATGATTGGCTTGTATAAGTGCCATTTGCTCAAACAAACAATCAATAGCTGCATCACAATCAAGCTCTTGCTTATTCCTCTTGGGAAACTCAATGATATTACTCATACAACCCATCTTAGATCAGGCTTCAAACTTGTCCTTGTACTCCATTTAGAAACACTACCTGAAGCAATCGCACCATCACCTGCAAAAGTTAAAATAAAAGCATCAGCAACATCAGGACTTCTCTGACCTCGTCTTTTAAGCTCATCTTTGCTTTCAATCTTTAGTTTACCAGTCGACAAATACTTATACCTGATATTCGTTAGCTCAGAAATCAATACATCATCATTGGGTATATGCACATCCCTACCCTCAAAAAACGACCTACAATTCCAATATAACTCATCCCTCAAGCGCATAAATTTTTCTTTCATAGAGGGACTTTCAGAAACTGCAATCCCAACAGCAGGTAAATCAAGCTCCACCAAACGATCAGCAAGACCTGCACCAATACCAATGCTATCAACATAAATGTGATCAGGTCTATCTTCCCATCTTGTGATCTCATACTCATTAACAATAATACCTGCTAACTCCATCAAATCTTTTTTAGACCAAGACTTAACTGGCTCTAATAACACCTGACCTTTTCTCTTTGCCAAACAAGACCGATCATCGCCCATTCTTGCAGGATCAATACCCCAAACAACAGAAGTCGTAGGAGATGGCTCTACCGACCTTTTAGTCGCACTTTCAACCAAATGTAAGGGCAACAACACATCATCCGACTGAGTAGGAAACTCGCCTAAAACCCTAACACGAAAAATATTACTATCTTCGCCATATTTTCGACACATTTCATCAATGAACCCAGTATTTACCGAGTCAGACTCCTTACACGATACAGTAATACAATGCCAAGAGTCCCTCATGCTATGAAAAGCATCAAAAAAATGCCCATCGGCTCTCGTTGGATTACCTGCCATGACAGTCTTAGCACCTTTGGTACTCATGCTGCCCTCACCTACCTGAAAAACAACATCAGGTATGCCTGAAGCCTCTTCACAGATAAACAACATATTTTCACTATGAAACCCCTGCAAAGCCTCAGGATTTTCTCGCCTACTTGTACGAGCAACAGCATAAGAATCCTGAACCCCTTTAAGGGAAATCTTATCGCTTTTCATCTCAAGCTGATCATAAAAACCCTTTGGCAACTTCCTCGCCCACTTATCAATTTCAGTCCACAATACATCGCTTAACTGATGCGCTGTGTTTGCTGTAACTGCTGCTTTACAAGGATAGTGGGTTAACAACCACCACAAAGTAAGCCAACTTAAATAAGCAGTTTTGCCTACTCCATGCCCACTCTTTATTGCTATCCGATCATTTTTTGCAACTGCCCTTAATGCTTCCTTTTGCCATTTTTGGGGGGTAGCACCTATAACAGTTTCTACAAATAAGACTGGGTCTTTTCTTAGCTTTAGTAATGTTTTTTCTAATTCCATAATATTAAAAGGGGTATATATCTCTAGACCTACCCCCATCGCTTTGTCAGAGGGGGGGGTATGACCAAATAATATATGTTTAGCTATGGTTTTATAGCTAACTTTCCTCTATCCCATTGATATTGTTACAAATATGTCAGGCTCTTATCCTGACGTTACTAATGGATTGCCTTTTTTAGCTCTTTTTTTCCCCCACGTGCGTGTAGTGGTGGAGGTAGCTTGTCTATCTCCTCATGCTCTATAACCTTAGCTTGTACCCCCTTTAAAGCGTCAACAAAGCTATCCTCAGCTTTATGACTAAGTTCCATCCTATCTCCAAAGTTTTTTGGCGACATTCTAGCTGCAGTCCATTTAAGAGCATCTATTGCCACACGAGCATTATTGTAATCCAACTTCCCTGCCAAGACTGCCATGCCTATTTCTGATACTTTCTCTCCATAATAATTACCTCGTTCCTCTCTAGCCTCATCATACTTAGCTGCAAAGATAGGATCTCTTTTAATCCAATTATGTATTGTTGTTCTATCAGGCATATCTTTATCTCTGCAAATCGTATGCAAAGATTTACCCTCTGTAATCCCAGTTAGTATTTTTTGCTCTAATTCAGGTGTTTGTTTATTGTTTGTCTTATAAGGTCTTGCCATTTATTTTCTCTGCTTTTTTTCCAGTAAAGTCTTGCCATCTTTTGATTATAACTTGCATATAATGTGGCTCTAACTCTATTCCTAAACATTTCCTATTAGTTTTTTCACAAGCTATTAAAGTTGATCCACTACCCAAAAAAGGTTCATAAACATTTTGATTAGGTAATGATCCATCATTAATTAGTTTTTCCAGTAAAGCTACTGGTTTCATTGTAGGATGTAAGTCACTTTTTAAAGGTTTATCAAAGTCTAGAACTGTAGTGCTAGAGCTGCCATAAAATTTATGCTTATTTTTCCATCCATAGCATATAAACTCATGTTTAGGATAATAATCGTTTCTACCTAAAACATGATTATTTTTATTCCAAATTAAATACTGACTAAAGTTTAAATTACTTGCATCAAAAGCTGTTCTTAAATGATGTAGCTTTTGTCCACCCATAAATACATAACAAATATTATACTGACTAAAAGGAATTATATTTAAAAACTCTGTACAAAAGCTTTCTAAATCTTCTATTTCATCGTTTTTTATATCTCTTTGAACCCTATTGCCTTTATCCCATTTATTTAAGAACTCGTTTTTTTGGGAATAATTAACACCATAAGGTGGATCAGTTAATAATAAATCTATTGTTTCTTTTTGTAATAATTGATCTAAAGTTTCTTTTTTTAAACTATCACCACAAATAATCCTATGCTGACCTAAAGCAAACATATCACCTGCTTTAATAGTTGTTTTATCTACTTCAGGAACTTCATCCTCATCGGTAAGTCCTTCGTAATCTGTTCCATTAGCTGAAAGTATATTGTTAATCTCTTTCTCTGAAAAACCAGTTAAAGATAAATCATAACCCTCACCTAAAAGCTCTTCTACTTCAACAGCCAACATTTCTTCATCCCAACCTGCATTCAAAGCCAATTTATTATCAGCTATAACATAAGCCTTTTTCTGCGCCTCTGTTAAGCCTGATAGCCTAATTGTTGGCACATTAGCTTCATTAAGCCTTTGCGCTGCCATGAGCCTACCATGACCTGCTATTATCCCATCTTTTTCATCAATTAAAATAGGATTAGTCCAACCAAATTCTTTAATACTTGCTGCAATTTGAGATACTTGTTCATCAGAATGTGTACGACTATTCCTTGCATAAGGAGTAAGTTTAGCAACTTCCTGATACTCAATATTTAAATTATTCATCTAAAATTTTATCTTGAAATTGTTTCAATGGGCAATTCCCCATTCTGATAAAAAGCTACCAAACAGAGTTCCTCTTGTCAACTATATTACTTAATGACTTGCATTATTACCTAATAAGCATATTATATGTAATATATATTACTTGAGGAGCATATCATGTTACACAAAAATATTATAAGACACATCCAAGAAGCTACACCACAAAAAGAAGAATCCATAGCTTTAACTTTAGCAAAAGAAAGTTTAGGAGCTATAGCTTTTCTTGTTTGTTGTATGGGAATGTTATTTCTTTGGATTGTTTTCTAACTTTTAAAATTTTTAAAAACATCTTCTAATTCATCAAGAGCAATCCTAAACAACTCAGGTGCTGCTTTCTTTGCCCTTTTGTTTCTCCTTGCCCAGTCTGAAGCTGACCAGTTATCAATAATAACTGCTCTAAGTATATCAAAGGTTATCTTTCCCATACTACGAGCAATCTTATTATAATCAGCTACACAAGCTGCTTGTCTTTGTGTCATCTCAGCTTTGGTATTACCTGACATAACTGGCTTTAGTGTCGTTGTAACAGAACCTCTGAACTGAGCGCCTTCCCAAATAGAATGAAACCTTTGAGCGTGAATAAAATGTGCATAGGTAATAACTTCTTTTTTCAAATAAATATCAAGCCATGTTTGGTTTGTAACCCTCATCCTTGTTTCACCTGCTCTATCAGTTTTCTGTTCAACAACATCAAACTTCTGCAGGAACTCAGGAGTAGGTAAAACCCTCTCAGTTTTAATATTATACTTCTGCTTTTTCTTTTTCACTAATCCAACTTATAAACTTTTAACAACTCTTCGAAAGACCCATCTTTTTTTAGCATTCCATTCTTCATTTTCTCTCGTAATGCCTCATAATTTTCATAAGCATATTGAGGATCATGTTTTGCTTTTTCTGCAATCTTATCTATCAAAACATCAATGTATCTTTTTTGCTTGAAGCTTAATTCTTTTTTCAAATGTCCACCAAACTTATTTGTGTTGGTAATTGTGTTATATTGTGTTTGTTGGACACCCATGTCCACTCCTGACTGGACAGCCTTGTCCACTCCATGTTGGACACCCATGTCCTGTATGGATTGGGCAGCCTTGTCCTGAATGGACTGGTCAAATTGACCTGAATGGAGCATCTCCTGCTTCTTCTTATACACCTGATACATGGGCAGATAATACACATTTGGCTTACTAAAACCTCTCTGCACTTTATTGATAAAACCTAATGCTACAAGTTCATTGATCTTTCTTTGTACTGTTTTCTCAGAACAACAACCTATCTTGGCAATCCTTTGATAAGAACTCCATTCCGAATACCCTAGATCCTCATTAAAATGATCAGCTATGGCAACCAAAACTAGCTTCGCAGTTGCATCTTTAGTTTCTTGATCAAATGCCCATTTCATAGCATCAAGTGACATCAGCCTCTCCTTTTTTCTTCTGTGTCGATAAAATATTAAAAAAATCATTCATATCTAAAACTGCAAGTGCCTTCTTGTTATCAGCTTTGATAATCAAAGCATCATTGTTTTCAATCCACTTGTAGATTTCCTTAAACCCATTTGCCCTGCACTTTACTTCTAAGACCCACTCTTCAATGTCATTGTTGATGATAACATCGCCTTTAATAGAGCCACCACCTGACAATGGCACTCGATAGGCTTTTAGATTATTAATAAGTGCTGCTTTCCTCACAGAGTTTTCGGTTCTGTAACCTTTATCTCTGCTAGGCTTTCCCATTGAAAAAATCCTTTGCGCTGACTTTTCCATCTGTTAATCGTTCAATTTCAACAATTCTTCTACCTGATGGAATCGCTTTATCATTTAACCACTTATGAATAGTTGGTTGTGATACTTGCAATAATTCTGCTAATTTTTTCTGACTTATTTCGTTTTGGACAAGATATTGTATTAACTTCATTGATAAAAAACTATATATTGTGCTTTAATTATTACCTTATAGTAATATTTATAACTAAGAGGTAATTATTGTCAAATATTATTTAACAAGTTTAGTTTTTTTTTGTATTAATTATTATTTTTTAGGTTATATAATATACCTTATAGTTATATAATTAACACAATTAAAGGATGAAAATGAAATGATCTCTTTTTGGTTAAGGTGTCTGTCTATGATTTTTCAAAACTGTTACAAGGGAGAAGATCGTGCGACACTCAAACAATTTACACAAATTAAGGTTATCGAATAATCTATCACAATCTGAAATATCAAAACATTTAGATATATCTCAAGGCTTATATTGTAGGATGGAGAGGGGAAATGTAGACCCAACCAAATACTTAGCTAAACTATCTGAACTATTTAAAGTAAAAACTCAAGAAATCTACTCAGGGCAAAAAACAATAGATGAAATTGTCTATAATAATATACCAGTAAACTTACCAGTTTATGGTATGCCTACTTTAGATGGTAAAAAAATTAATATATCTAATAAATTTGCTTCAACAACAGAAAGACCTGATTATCTAAAAGATAGTCCATCAGCTTATAGCTGCTTTGTTGTTGGTAATGAAATGCAACCAAGATTTAATCATGGTGAATTGATTTACATAGATCCAATCAAAAAAATATCTAATGAAAATGAAATACTTATCTCAATCTTTGAAGATGACCAAGAGATTGCAACTCTTCAATGTTTGATCTCAGAGGGAGATGATCATTATTTATGCGCCACTTATCAAGCAGATGATCATATAAAAATTTTAAAAAAAGATATTGGTCGTATTCATGCAGTTGTTGGATTAAGGCAGATATATTAAAAAGGGGGTTTTTACACCCCCTCACTTCATCTTTACATTATATAGCCTAAAAATCTTAATTAGGTTAAAATCATTATATCTAAAATTATTTATAATTAAATAAAATTATTACTTTTTTAGTAATAACTTGTAATATATATTACTATTGGTTATAAATAATTATGTCTAATTCATTTTTTGAAAAGTTTAGTTTTGACGAAAAAGAACTAAAAGAAAGAAAAAAATACATCGGTGGTTCTGAAATTAATATACTTGCTACTGGAGATCAGGCTTTAATTAATGAGCTTTGGGAAACCAAAACTGGCAAGATTATGGACAAGGATCTTACTACTATTTTTCCAGTAATGATGGGAAATGTTACAGAGGCGCTGAACCTTGCTTGGATATCTAGGAAATATGGTTATGACATCTCAATGCACCAAAAGGTTTTGACTTCAAAAAAACATAGTTTTATGAGGTGTACTTTAGATGGTGTTATTAAAAATTATGATAATCAAATAGCAGTTGTTGATGCTAAATTTACTCTTGGAAGACCTA